GAACGCGGGCAACCGGCTCCTGCTGCACCGCCGACTTCGCAGTCTCAAACCTCTCAACCGCCGGCGTCTGCCTTTGAAGGTATGAATGAGGGGCAAGAACGCACTTTCCGTAACGGGCAAAGGTGGCGCATTCAAAATGGTTCCCCTGTGAGGGTTGAATAATGGCGAGCGAATGGGACGTTGTAGAAACCACTCCAGCACGAGCCAATCAGGCTCAAGATGATTGGGGCGTTGTTTCAACAACCCCGGCACCAGAGGCGCGACCAGAACGGCAACCCGCTGGCGGGCCAAGCCCGCGCGCACGCAGGGCTGCTGAAGATGCCAAATCATTTACTGAGTCATTTACTCGACGCCCAACTGAGGGCGGTATTATGGGATTTTTCGCGCCTGAAGCAGCAGGGATGTTGGGGCGTGGAATGCAGTTGGTGCCGTTTGCGCCAGTAAGGGCGGCGGGTAAAATTTTGACAGAGGCTGCACCTCGCATCCCTCGTTCGTCTAGTGCAGCTTTGGGCGCAACAGCGGGCGCCGCTGGAGCAGCAGCCGAGCAAGGCGCATTGCGTGCCGGCGCCAGCCCTGAAGTGGCCGGACTTGCGGGCACTACCGGTGAATTGGCTACTGGTATTGGTTTGCCTTCTCTTATATCTCGACTGCCAAGAGCAACTGGTGCCGTAACCCGCGCGGAAGAAGCCGCAAAGCGTTCTGTGTCGGAAGCTGAAGCGCGTGCGGCTAGACTTGAACGTGAGGCAAGTGGCCGCATAACTGAAACCGTCGAGCAAACACAAGCGCAGGCTGCTGCGGCACAAAAGCGTTTGAGCGAAATTGATAGTGCGTTGCAGCAAATTGCCGAGCGTGATGCTGTTGCTCAAGCGCGTGCGCAAAACCGTGCGTTGGACCCAACCGAGGTTCAGGAATTGCGTAGGCGTGTTACGCGGCGTTTGCAGGATGATGTTGCCGCCGCTGAAGCAGAAGCGCGCGCTGCCGGCAAGAGTGTTGAGTCGGCAAAGGCGGAAGCGTTGGAGCGCATTGCTGCGGCAGAAGATAGAAAGCTGCGTATTTCCAATGAGATAGAGCGTTTGCAAAATGAGTTTTTGTCGCGCCCTGGGCAAGATGCAGCAGATTTTGGTGATCGTTTGCGCCGCACTGTTCGGGACTTAAATGAAAAGTTTGAAAAGGCGCGTGAACGCTCGGCGGGCTTTGGTAAAGCAATAGCTAGTGCTGGTGCTGACCCGATTGTTCCGACCACACAAATTGAAGCGTACATTGACCAGACGTTGCGGCAAACACGTGACCCTTCCATTGCTGCATCATTGCGTGCCATCCGTCAGCAGTTGACCACCATGGAGGAAGGCGCAGAGGAGCCAATGCGCGCTTTGAGCGTGGAGGCGGCTGACAGCTTGCGAAAGTATTTGAATCGCATTTTGTCAACAAAACGCATCACGTTCGAGAATGGTCAGATGGGTGATGCGGCGGCGGCTATCCATCATATCAGTAAAATCACAGATATGGTGAAGGACGCTGCCACTAAAGCGCATCGCCCTTACGGGGAAGCCCTGGAAACATTTGCGCGGCTTTCTTCACCGGCTGATTTTCGACAAATGCAAGTTGGCGGCGCCTTGCGTCGCCTTTTCTCCCGCGACGTTCGGACGCAGAATGAATTGATGTCTGCGGCTGATGTTGTTGGCGAAATGCTGACAAAGGCACGCGGCGGTTATCCCGTGTTTGAGGCGTTAATCGCACGTGATCCTGAGTTGGTTAATGCTGCCAGAATGTACTTCAACCGCGAATTGTTCGGCGCGGGGCGCGTTCCATCAGTCGATCAATTAGGCGCGTTTTTACGGGCCAACGAACGCCCATTGCGTTCACTCGGTTTGTATGACGAGTTTTCCAATATCCGGTCAGCGCGTCGCACCGCTCAAACTGCCATGGAAAATGCCGAGACTGCGGTGCGTGAAGCACGTGCTTCGGTGCGTGGTATTGAGGCGGCGCAAATGCGCGCAGCACCTAGTCGCTCATTGATTTCTGCGGCGAAAAGCCGCCAGCAGGCTGCGGTAAGCGGTCTTGAAACTGCCGAGGATATTGCTCGCGCCTCATCGCAGCGCGCGCGTGAAGCCGAAACTCGTCTGACAAGAGAACGGCAACGGATCGCTCAAGAGCCAGAAACCGCTCGCAAACTTCAAAACGACTTACGCACTGCGCAAATTGATATTGAGCGCGCTGCCCCTGGAGAAACGGTTGCTGCGGTTCGCCCGGCCATTGATCGTTTGCGTCGGGCGCAATTAGTGAGCGACGCTGACTACGGGCGGTTGGTCACGGAAATGCAGGCCGTTGACGACGCCTTCAAATCCAGCGCCAAGGCTGCAAAGGATGCGGAGGATGCGCGCAAGGCAGCGCAAGCAGTGATGCAGCGTTGGCGTGATCGAGTGTTTGGCGCGGCTGGAGCGGCTGCGGGATTTGCTGGAGCGGGATTGCTTGGCATAGGGCCGGCAAGGTTCCGGCGCATGTTCAGGGATTGAAAGATGCCTTTGAAACTCGGCGGAAGCCAAAAGACCATTAGCAAGAACATCCGCAAGATGATGCGTGAGGGTTATCCCCAGCGTCAGGCGGTAGCGGCCAGCCTGTCCACGGCGCGCAAGGGCAGGAAGTCCGCGCGTGGCTAAGAAGTCTAAGGGGCTGAATCCTGCTTTGGAGGAGGCCCTTGCCAAACTTTTGCAGGAAGTTATGGCTGATCCGTCAGCAACCTTGACCGATAAAACCAAGGTTATTGATAGGGTTATCAAGCTAGAAGCACTGAAACAGAAGGCAGACCTCGACGAATGGGGGTCGGGTTTCATGAATAGTGATGACGACGAGGCGTAAATGATGTACTGTCCTCGGTGTAAATTTGGGGACAAACACCATGGATTTAACTCTGCGCGTTATCAGGATCGCTCTCGAAGTTCTTTCAGAGCGGGTCTTTTCAATTCTGGCAATGTTCATGACTTTTGCGCTATCATGTTGGGCGATGTACGAACCCACGTGGGAGCGTATGGCTATGGCCGGCGCGTTCGGACTAGCCGTCTTCATTCCGAGTCTTCGGGAAAGGAAGCGTGATGGAAAAGTCTCTGAGGCCGATTAGGCCGCAAATTCCCCAGGACACCTACGGCTTGGGCGGTGGTTACTTCACCCCGGGCAAGGTGCCTCCTGGCGGTTTCAATAGCATGTGGTGCTTTGGCGGGTCGCACGATCCCAAGAAGTCCCCGACTACGAAGCCGGAGAAAAACCGTGGCTAACAACATTGCCTTTCAACCGATGGGCAATACCTACAAGATTGTGTTGCCCACGGCTAACACGGCGGTGACGGTTGCTGTCACAGCGGTCAGCCCGTCGAACCAGTACCTGTTCGGCAACCACGACGCCTCGAACAAGCCGGTCTATGTGCGCGTGGGTGACGCTAACGTGGCGGCAACGCTGCCTATCAGCGGCACGCCCGGCAACACCATGTCTGTCCCGGTAAACGCCAAGTTTGTGATCTCGGGTCCGCAGACCAGCTCGACAAAGACGGTGTATGTTTCTGCTATTGCGGAACACAACAATGCAGAAATTTACATAACCCCGGGCGAGGGCTTGTGAAGATAAACTTTGCGCAAGCCTTGGGGCTTACGTTGCGGCACGAGGGCGGTTTCGTATCACATCCGAAAGACCCGGGCGGCTTCACAAACAAGGGCGTGACCCTTGCTACCTTCAGCTTGTACCTGGGCCGCAAGGCTAGTGTGGACGAGTTGAAGATGATCAGCGACACGCAGTTGTGCGAGATTTACCGCAAGCAGTATTGGGACAAGGTGCGCGGTGATGACCTCCCCGGCGGCTTGGACTTTTGCGTCTTTGACTTCGCCGTGAACAGCGGACCAGGGCGTGCAGCCAAGATGTTGCAGGACTTGGTTGGTGCGGAGGCGGACGGGTCTATCGGGCACAAGACCGTTGCCGCCGTGCTGGAGCATGTTTCACGTGAAACGCTGCCTAAGGTCATTGACCAGTATCAAGCCAAGCGGTTGCACTACTTACAGGCGTTGCCGCACTGGGACACCTTCGGCAAGGGATGGGGCCGGCGCGTCAATGAGGTGCTGGAAGAAGCCATGTTGATGATGAAGGCATGAGATGGAGTTACCCAAGCTAACGCCGGTTCTCCAGTTCGCCACAGCCGCCTTTGCGCTGATGGTGGGCGGGTACACAGCCGGCGAGAAGTTTGGGTTCTTCAAGAACGACATTATCACCTGGGCGCCCGAGCATTTTAAGATCGAACCGGCCAAAGTGGGCGAACCCATCACGGTAACTGTTGCGCGTATCAAGCGCCGCGATGACTGTTCGGTGGAAGGCTTTGAGGTGACGGTGCGTGACGGCGCGGGTGTGATCCATCAGGCGACGCCGAGCATGACCCGCTTCACAGGCCCGGCCAGCCCGGAGATAGACACCTTTACTTACCTTCTTACCTTATCAGACAAAGAAACTATTGCGCCCGGGCGCGCGACTTTGTTAGCTACCATTAAGTACAAATGCCCTGAGGGCGAGCGTGTGGTCACCTATCCGCGCCACCCCAACCTCAGTTTCATGCTTGCGAGGTCAGATGGATAAGTTACTCAACCTAGTCAAAACGGTAGCCCCGAGCATCGCGTCAGCGGTAGGCGGTCCGTTGGCGGGTATGGCAACTAAGGCTATCAGCGAGGCGCTCCTGGGCAAGCCTGACGGTTCTGAGGTCGAGTTGCTGCAAGCGGCGGAAAGGGCGACGCCAGAGCAGTTGTTGGCTTTGAAGAAGGCCGAGCAAGATTTCGCGGTGCAGATGCGCGAGTTGGACATTGACCTAGAGCGCATTGCCAATTCGGATCGTGACAGCGCCCGTAACCGTGAGATTAAGGTCAAAGATTGGACGCCAAAGATTTTGGCCGGCTTGATCACAGTCGGTTACTTCGGCGTGTTGTTCTACATGCTGCGCAACGGCTTACCACAACACGGCGGGTCTGAAGCCATGCTAGTGATGCTAGGCACCTTGGGCACGGCTTGGGGTGGCGTGGTGGCGTATTACTTCGGTTCGAGTGCCGGATCGAAGGAGAAGACGGACGCCATCAACAACATGGTGAGGAAGTAATGGCAAACCTATCCGTAGGGCGTGGCGAGAAGCTGCCGGCGCGTGAAGGTGCTGGCCTGACCGCCAAGGGGCGCGCGAAGTACAACCGCGCCACAGGCTCCAAGCTGAAGGCCCCGGTCACCAAGGTAAAGACCAAGCGCGATGCAGCGCGCCGCAAGTCATTCTGCGCCCGAATGAAGGGCGTTGTGCGCAAGGCGAAAGGCCCGGCTACTCGGGCGCGTGCCTCTTTGAGAAGGTGGAAGTGCAGATGAAGTCCGGTCTCTATGCCAACATCCATGCCAAGCGCGCTCGCATCAAGGCGGGTTCTGGCGAGCGTATGCGCAAGCCCGGCAGCAAGGGCGCCCCTACGGCATCTTCTTTCCGCAAGAGCGCCCGTACAGCAAAACGCTAGAAGATCACCTTCCAGACTAGGCTCATGACTACGCCGATAACGAAGCCGACGGTGAAGATAATCGCCAGCAGCAAGAAGGCCAGAGCGTAGTCAGGGTCTAAGCGGCGGTTTCTCATGGCGCGGGGATCGCCCTTCCATCAAACTGATAGGTGCCGATATGCGTCAGGCCCACCCAAGGCGCCGCGTATATCTTGCCTTTGATCGCGCGCCACGCGTGACAGAAGGCGTAGTCCTCTGACAGAAGCCGGTTGCTCTCAGGGCAGATAGGCACATCGAAGAAGTTGTA